TGGCTAACGCTGCTGTTGACGGAGCTCACCGATAAGGCAAACGGATCGATGTGCCAATAGCAATTTCTGTCTGCGCGGTTAGTATCCTGAGTTATATGATTACCTAATACTTGCGATCATTGTTCAAATCGGACGCACATATCTTCTTTTCACTGAGGTAGGCGTTTTGAGGGTATGGATACTGAAATCTATTGTCAGAGCGGCAATTAAAATTTGGCGGCACTCTGATTGACGCCCAACCACAGACGCGTCCACCGGGGCTTGGGAAATGGCCGATGGAATGGTCGGGCTGGGAATACCGTCAGGGCTGATCAAACAGAGGAAAACGACGCTGGGTACTGGTCCGCTATTAAGTAGTCGGTCACGCATTAACAATTTGATTTATGGTCCCGACTTAACTAGAGCACAACCTCGCCTCTGACAGCAGCCCTCGCCTTGGCTTGAGTATATAGAGCAGTCATTCCAGCGGTGTTGACCGTCGCTGGAATGTGGAGACATTCAGCCACCTCAAGCGTCGCCGTATAACTGCCGGCGATATAGCGATTGCCAATCGACCGACGTCGAGATGACGGAACGCGCGCTGCTGCAGAAGTCGATAGCGTGCCGTCGCAAATCTTGATCCGTACCGATGTGGCGTCCTCGGTGATCACGGCACATAGCCAGTCACCGTCAACGGCAGCGCCGGGGCGGCTGACGGTAACTGGGGCGGCGCCGGGGCGCACCAACTGCTGCAAGTTGCCAGCATTGTTTCTGAGATACCAACCTGCCGCCGTGTCTCCGGCGCTTGAGTAATCGCCCATGATGACCGAGCTGTTAGCCCCGGTGTATTTGAATACGATCACGCAGGTCTGGGCCGCTTGATCGACCCATGGGCATACCAGCCCATACTGGCCCGCAGGAATGACCAGAGACTTCGCATTGAGGACGGGCGACCCTGCTGAGCCGTCGACGGCCACGGGGGCGAACCCGCCGCCGCCGGCCTGGTCAATCAAGGAAAATAGATCAGTGCCAAACTGCGCATGGCAATCGGCAGTGACCTCCACCGGGAAGCGCTGCACGACCGGCTTGCGCTCGCCGAGTGCAATTGTCCCAAGGTTGGTCGGCGTGGTGATGATGGGCAGAACAACGAGAGGGTTTTTAACGGGCATGGCTCAGCCTTGCAAAAAGAGAACGGGAAGTTCGTAGGAGGGAGACACGCTGATGAGTGGCCGAGCCACGCCGTTGACAAGGGCGCTTTCAGTGGCGCTGTCTCGCACGTTGCATGTCCTCGCGGTGAGCAGGCTGATCGACGATCCGATGTAGTCGAGACCGATGCGCCCTGTGGCGCCAGCAAGCGGCACGGCAGCGGGAACGCCAGAAATCTCATCAGGCGCGGTGACGCGAATGTCGCTGAGGGCAATCAAGCCACCACTGTCTTTGAGGGACAGCCCGTATTGAGAGGTGACGCCGCCGATTGATGGGTCCAGCACGAGGGGTTCGACCGGCACACGCCACTTGAACCGCGCCCGGGTGCCGTCATAAATGCACGACAGCGGCTCAAGCCATTGCGGCACAGCCTGCTCGATCTCGATCTGCTGCTTGGCACGGCCAAAATAGCAACCAAGCCACTTGTACCCCGTCCGATCCAAATGACTTTCGCTGCCAGTGTGCGGCAGGTGAAACGTGGGGCCGGCGAAATAGAAGTGCGGCTCTGTCTTGGCCAGATCGACTTGGGCAAGCGCGATATCCGGGCTGATGCTCAAACCATACTCGGTCTGCACCATGATCAAAGCGACAGTGCCATTGCCGGGGATTACCGACTGGATGTAGGTTTGAGCCTTGAGGCGATAGGCTTTGAGCGCGGTTTTGTATGCGGCTCTGGTGGTGCCCAGATCGACGTCGGCGTTACCCTGCACCCAGAACATGCAGGGGATGACGCGGGACTTGCCGGCAGCTGTTGCCAAAGCTACAAACGCGTCGACCTGATCGCGCAACAACTGAAACCAGGCATCGTCGGTCAGCTGGGCGATAGAGTACCCAGTATGCCCAGCGGTAAAAGCAAAATTCACGTAATCGGCTGCCTGGACCACCTGCCCGCGCACGATCGCGCGCTCGACCGCATAATTGACTAGGCCCGAACATGGCGTTTCACCAGCCGTCCCGCCTTCTGCACGCGTCAGCTTCTCTACCAGCGGGATCGCAGTCGACACGCCTGGCGCATTAGTCACCCCGACCGAGCCAGCCTTGGATGAACTTGGCCCGGAGCCAAAGGTCAGGTTAGCAAAAGGCTGCGTGGTGGAGATCACACCGTTGGCACTTTCACCAACGGTAAGGGATTGCCCAGCCAGCAGGGCGCCTATCCATGCAGCCGTGGTGTTGATCAGGTCGCCAGCTTTCAACGGAAGCGGGGCTCGGACGATGCGAGGATAACCCGCAGATACATTCCCCTCGGAGGCATCATAGCGCTGCAGAATGTTGCCGGCCAAATCCGTGGTCAGTACCTGGCTCGGACCTTCATAGGTCCACATGTTTTTGAGATCGGTATTGTTGAGAGCGACGTTGACGATGTCGGCGTAGAACGGGTCGCTGGAGTCCAGCGCGCTATAGATTTTGCCGTTCACAGACTTCTGAATGACATTGCCCAACAGGTCGACAACGGTGACACCGTTGGCGCCAACGTATTCATATTGATCAGTCGCGGAGGAAGCACTGAGCTGCTCCATGACCAACACTTCACTGGTGCTCGACAGCCGCTTGTAAAGTCGGAACGAAACCGGGCCAGAGCCAAGAACCTTGAAATAAGCATCTGGGCCGGAGATCGCCGAAGAGGCTCCGCGACCCGCGGCAATATCCGGATAAATGGTTCCGCCGGCTAAAGCCCCTTCAGCCGCCAATTCTGCGCGAGTAGCATCGGTACTAGCCGAGGCGGCCGCAGGGACAGCAAGGTCGCGGGCAGCCGTGGCTTCGTTGGCTTTCGCTTCTGCTCGGTTGGCGTCGATCTCGGCATAGGCTTCACTCTGCGACGCCGACACCATCGACGCTTCGGCATTCGCCGCCGCCGCATTTGCCGCGGCAAGCTGCTCTGCTGTAAACGGGATACCGTCAGCTAGCAGCCGGATATTCTCGACGACGGCTTCCTGCAGCTCGCTGCGGTCACCCCAGCCCATAGGCATGTGCTGAACAATATACGGCAAGCCCGACCCAGTTTCACCTTCCCACGCCCGGGCCAGCTCGAAATGGGTGCTATCGGTCAGGGTTTCGATGGCATTGCGATAGCCACCGACGATGCCGATGTCGTCGCCTGGCTTCATGTTGAACGAGATCGACAGACCACCGGTCAGGGTCACGGTCGTGCTGCCGTTGGTCACCGCAACGGTGCCGGTCGAATAGGTATTAGCCATGTGGTAGTTTCCGGTGGTCAACAAAAAGCCCGCACGAAGCGGGCCGGTTAGTTCCAGTGGTGGTCGGCGGCGAAATCAGGCGGTATGGGCTTTATGGCTTCGATCCGATGCGAGGCGGCAATGATGGCCTCGATGAAGGCATGCATGTCGTCGCGCTCAACGCCGCCGCGCAGCATGATCGTGTTCTGCTTGCCCAAGGGATAGAGGGCAATGATCCGCCGCTCGGCCTCGGCTTGGACGTCGCTCACCGCCGCAAGCGTCTCTGTCTGAGGACGCTCGACGAGCACATCGCCTGGCATGTAGAACCGGCTGCTGTCGGCCTGCCACTCCTCCCAATCGAACTCGATGAGCGTGGCATCGTCGTCCACGAACTCAGCAGGGTATTCAATGTCGGGTGGAGTGGTGACGAACTTGCGGATCAGCCCCGTTGCCGTTTCCTTCATGACATATCTGGGCATAGCTACTTCTTCATCACGAGGGCGATGATGCCGCGGTTGAAATGCCTCGAGTCATCACCGGTGACCAGCATGTCGTATGTGTGCCAACCGGCGCCTGGATAGTCCGGCTTCTGAAAGAAGATGTGAGCTTGCGTGTTGCCCGCGCCGCCGACGGCAAAACGACTGTTCTTTTCCTGCAGCTGGCCACCGTCGCGCCTGAGCCTGACATATGTTCGTGTGGCGTCGCTGCTACCCATGCGCTCCATGGCCGTGCCAGCAAGAATGTAAACTTTGGTCTCTGGTGTTGGCACGAACACGGCACAGGACAGGATCACCGTGTTGGACGAATAGACCTCAAATTGGCCATCATCGCTGGCTGAGTAATCATCGCTGATCGCGTTGTTTTTGATCTTCTCGCTGCCAACCGTCAGGATACCAATCACGGCCTCTTTGATGTTGACCACGCCGCCTGTGATATAAAACGGGCTGTCGATGACGTTGCCGCTGTCGTCCAACATGTAGAACGACGTGGCCTTCACTGCCCAAGCGCGGGTGCCATTCGAGTTCAACAAAATGTAGGTGCCGACCTCGTAGCTTTGACCGCCCGCCGAGACGCGAGCGATATCGGCTATCTTGACTTCCCACCCGGACGGGCCTGCACTGGCGACAGTAGATCGCAGCCCACCGGCAGTGATCCCTCCGACCTGCACCTGCACTTCTTGAACGAGAGAGGCCGTCGCGCTACTGGCCGTTGACAGTGCTTGCAGCTGCTGCGCTACGAACGCAGCATTATTATTGAAGTTGGTTTCCAGGAGCTGGATCAGCGTGCCAAGAGCCTGATCGGCGTCGACCAGCACCGTCACTTGCTCGAGGAAATACGCGCGGTCCTGGTTCTGCTTTGCTTCTAGCTCCCGCCGCTCGGTGTAGGCCACCGTCGTAGCGTTGATTTCAGTCGCTGCCAGCTTGGCCAGCCGGTCATATAGCTCCTGCAAACGTTCTGACAGCGAGCCCTCGCCCATACCGGTAATGACGCCGAGGACGTTGCCAAATTCCTCGTCGATCTCGTAGAGCGACAACCGAACGTCTGGCAGTGTCACCGCTTGGCGGGTTGACCATTCGGTCTTGCGAGACGTGAAAGGCACATACTTGCCAGATACCTCCACCGCCATGTTCGCCACAAAGGACTGGCTGAAGATGGGCTGCGAAGCCTCACCTTCCACATCGACGCGGTAAGGCATGGCGTCGTTTTCGAAGAACGGCAGTTCGGCGCCGGGGCGATAAACTCGCACGGCAAAGTACTGCACGTCATCCATGCCGCCCTGGTAGAACCCTTCAATGCCGGGACGGCGTGCATTCTCGCCATTGTCGCGGAACACGTAGGGCGCGAAGCTGATGCCCGTGGCTGGCTGGGTCGGCGGATAGATCGTCTGGATCGGGCCGACGGTCCAAGGCTGATAGGCACTTGCGGGAGGATCGAAGTCAGACGGGTCGATCTCGCGCAGCGTCATGGTCTGCACGAAGGTCCGACGGCCCTGCATCTGCAGGATCTCGAACTGCTTGCCGCTGTAGCCTTCGGCGAGGATCGTACCGTCGATCATATCGCCGGGCTCAAGCAACCAAGTGATGGGATGAAAGCTGGCCGAGAACACACGGAAACGGCGACCATCGACCAGATAGCTGTACGAGAGCCGCTGCACCTGCTCATTGCGGTGCACCATTGGAAACGACAGTCCCGCAGACAGCCTGCGGTTGCCGTCAGCGGCGATATAGGCGGCATTGGTTTGTACCGGCGCGGCCTTGGTGCCCCAAGCCTCACCGGGCTCCGCATACGATGCTTCAACGGTGTTATGCGTCTGCTCCAACCCCGGAAACGGCGTGATGGTTCGTGGATCGGTGATGAGGATGTCGGCCTCACCAAACGAATAGACGGACGTTGCTGGTGCACCGCAGCGTGGCTTGTATGAGCCCGCGCTTTCGATGAAGCGACCCATGGACGATCGGGCGATATCCTCGAGAACCGATGCCGGCTCCATATCGACGGTGATCTCGCCGCCGATGGTAAATTGGCGCTGATTGCCCCAGGTCGCAAGGACGCGATCGGCTTCGTTCATGGCCGCGATCCAAGCCGATAGCGGCAGGCGCATGGACGGCAGGTTCTGCAGGCCCCACAGCCATTCGGAGCCGACATAGACGCCCATGAAGGCGACGTTGTACCCGATTACATACGGGTTCTCGCTCCACTCCCAGGTGGCAGGATTATTCCGGCGATGAACGCCCGAGCCGCCGGCCGAACTGTCCTTGCGGACGTCATAGAGGCGGAGCCCGCGGACCTCGAACAGCAGCTTCGGAGCGCCGTTCTGCCAGAGCTCGCGGTTGTATCGCGTCGTGACCACGGCATAGGGCGTGCCATCGCCCACCATGTCCGCATCATAGGGGCGCTCGGCATTGCTGCCGAATTTGGCGCGCATGTAAGGGTCAGGCCCTGTCTGGCGCCCGTCGTAGATCTTGACCCACAGGTGGTCTTTGCCATCCACTCGACCAACGCTAATCGGGAAGCCGTAGTCGGGGTGGGCTTCGCCGGTATAAACGGTGGCGCGCTCGCCATTGGCATAGATGCCGCTGAGACCATCGATCGGCGCGTTAGCAAGTTCGAGGACATCAGCGAAATAGGCATTGGGCGTCTCACCACCGTGGCCCCATGAGCCGGCATAGGTCCGATGCCCAGCCGTGGCCGACAAGCCGACGTGGAACGATAGCGGGCTATCCCCGCCCAGTTGCATGGTGAGCGATACGCCGGCGTCGCGAGGGCCTTCTGGCTGCGGAGCCAGCGCCGACATGAGCATACTCGCGCCGACCGACAATGCCGTGGAGACCAGCATCTGCCCGATAAACGGCAGCGCTGCTCCAACTATCGGGGCGAGAAATGGCATGGATTAAACCTTGAAGGCGCGGGTTGCTTCGGAGCGGTCGCGGGTATCGACGCCGGTGGGCGTCACCACTAGAATTCGTTCGCCATTGAGGATGCCCAGCGAGAAGCCGAATGCATCTTTGGTCGGAATGGCCATGACGTCGCCGATCTGGGCAAAGACAGGCGCGTCGTGCTCGTCGAGAAACTGGGCAGCGAAGTCAGCCATGTTGGCCGTCCCTGCCCGCTTGACGATGCCCAAGGCTCCACGGGCAGTCTTGTAACGGCCTCGGTGCGGCTTGGCATGGTCGGTGTCCGTCATTGCCTTCACAGCTCCTGCAACGAACAGCCAGCAGTCCTGAGAGCCAAAGGCATAGGGTCGCGTGCGAAGCCCGGCCACATAGTCGCCGAGCCGCTTCCGCCAGTCCTCTTTGCGGGTCATTTTTTGCTACCTAGAAGCCCGCGTTTCTTTGGCACGGCAGCCTCGCCGCCTTCTGCGGACTGGCCCCATGGAATGATCCAGTCGCCGGCCACTCCGATGTATTTGTGGAACCCGTCATTGCCCCGCGTCCGCTGATGGGCGTCGGAGCGCTTGGCCGGATTGGACCGCGTCAACTGGCGCGTGTCTGACACCAGATCGAACTTGATCCCGCCCTCGCCGCCAGCCGCCGGCACCTGTTTCGGAGCGCCGTTCAATTCGCCGACGAACTCGAGCAGCATGCTTACCTGATTGCGCGTGTCAGGATCGAACAGGGCCTGGAACACCGCGACCTGAGCGAGGCGCATGTCGTGGCCGGTCCACATGTCCAGCACACCCTGATGGATGGCGGACATGGTGAGAGATTTGCGACGGATCGACAGGTCGGACGTTCGCGGCGTTTCGCCGACGTCGAGCACTGCCCCGCCGCCTACCATTGGCAGGCTTATTGATGTCCCGGTCCATGGCGATACGAACGTGCCGGTCTCGGTGTCGTGCTCGGTCCAGAACGCGAATGTCCTCGCCTCGCCGGCATAGGTCCGCACGTTCCAGATCGACACGTCCGCCTCGATCAGGCCACGGGTGTCCGCGCCCTGCAGAAGGGCGACGGTCTGAGCATCAGCATTTTTCATGGATCAGATCAGCTTTTGGATAGCGGAGAAGGTGAACCGCTGATGCAGCGCACCGCTCTGCTGAGGCTTGTAGGTGCCGGGGATCAGCTTCGCCCGCATGGTAGCCGGCGCAAGATAGACAGGGTCGCCAACGGCTGCCCCTGCCCGAATGAAGGTGGTTAGCTCGACCAGCGGCGTAAGCCCGCCTGATAAGGCTGCAACGTCACCACCGAGCCTATGGAAGGCGCGGCGCTTCTGGTCCGTCGGGCCATAGTCGAACGCAACCATATCGCCGCGGGAGAGAACATAGCCGTTTGGCAGCCCCGTGATCCGCAACTCGCGATTGTTCGACGCCAGCGTGTGGATCGTTGGCGTAGCGCTGCCCAAGATCGCGCCGGACTTGTCCATGCGTGGCCCGATCTTGCGCGGGTTGGCGATGTAAAAGTCACGACCCGGTGCTTCGAGCATTTCGAACAGCGCCGCGATGCTTTCCGCGGCATCATTCGGTATCGGTCCGGTGGTGCCGTCGAAGCGCCAGAGCGGCGATGCCAGTTCGGCGCTAAGCGGAGCATTGGGCAGGCCGGATACCTGATCATTGCGGGATAGCGAGAACATGCCATCCTCAAGGCCGACCAAGGCCATGAAGGCATCGAAGGACAGAGGGAACGATAGTGCCATCACCAGCCCCCATCAGCGGCGCGGGGGTCATTCTGCATAGTGCGGAACTTGGCCTCGACCTTGGGAGCAAGAGATGCATCATAGTCGCGAATGCCCGAAGCGATTGCACGGCCAAGCTGTTCTTCGGACATGCCCGACCCGTTGATGTGCACATGTAGATCGCCGCGGGGGTTGTCGTTGGCCTGATTTTGGTTAGCGGCCATAGACATAGACTGACCGGTCGGGAAAACCTTGGAACCGCGAGGCAGATTGATGAGCTCGGGCCCTTTCTCGCCAACCCATGCCAGACCGCCAGGCGCATAGTTGGTGCCAACGGCGAAGCCGGGAATGCCAGTTTGGAACCCGAGCTTAAGGGCCGGGGCACCAACTGTGCCTCCCATGAAGTTGCCACCCCCGAACCCGCTTAGGACGCTGTTGAACAGCATGTCCCACAGGCTGTTGGTAGCCTTCTCCATCAGCTTGTTGGCGATCGTATCGAGGGCGTTTGAGGCCGCACTCGCAAAGCTGCCCCAAAGGCCCTTGCCCTCTGTGAGACCAGTCTTAAGGTCGGAGAAAAAGCTGCCAAACACGCCCTTGCCGAAATTGTAGATCTCGGTGATCTCCCGCGTAGCCTCTTGTGCAGATGCCATGGCTGTCGCCAGCATGTCGATTTCTTGCCGCTGGCTAGCAGTCAGATTGATGTTGTCGTTTGCTGCCTTGTTCATCATGTCTTGAGCAAACTTTAACCGCGATGCGGCTTCCTCGGTCATGCCCAGGCTACGAGCCTTTAGCTGCTCTGCCTCGATGAACTCGCGTGCACCTCTGGTGAGATCTGCGTAAGCCTCAGCTTGCTTTGCCGCCTCCTTCGCAGCTTTGCTGCTTTCGTCTTTGGCTTTGCCCAGGCCGCCGGCGAGGTCGCGAAGAGCATCGGCGGCCCCGCTCGCGGCGTTCTGGACAAACTCAATGCCTGCGCCGACATAGTTCACCCCCTGGGCGTCACCGAACTCCTTTGCGATAATGGCCCCGACATTTGCACCCGCACCAGCGCTGGGGTTTTTCTCTGAGCTGGTGAACTTGATAGCCTCGACATTTATAGGCGCCAGCCCCATGCGAAACTGCTCGGGCACCAGGTTGATCAGGTCATTGATCGACGATGCGGCGTTTCTGACGATATTCTGGAAGCCAAGCGCGATCTCCTGGCCGACGTTCCACATCAATTCCTGAAATACGGCGCCAAGGTTGCCCCACACTGCTCCAATTGCGTTGAAGCCGCCCACAAAAAACCCAATGATGGCGTTGATGCCGCCTTGTGCGGCGCTGACCAAGTCGAAGCCCAGCACCTTACTGATTTGATCGCGGAATAGCAGAACAGCTGTGACGACGATTGCAAGACTGGCCACGATGAGGGTTAAGGGACTCGCTGCCGCGATCCATGCAGCGATAAAAGAAGCCGCTGTCGTCATTGCAGCTGCTGCGATGCTTCCCAGGTAGGCGACCACACTGACTAGCCCGGCGACGATCGCTGGCGAGTAGATGATGGTCAGGGCTGCAGCAGCGCCAGCGGCATATGGTGCGATGATCTCCAGACCAGCAGCGACGCCTTGCAGGGCGCCTTTTGCAACGCCGGTCCAATCAACCATCTGTAGTCCTGCCGCAGCAAGGGCCACGAAACCAATCGTCGCCAAACTAACTGGCGAGATGACCGACATAAATGCAGCGCCCATCGCCTGCAAAGCACCAGCGGCGCCCTTATCGCCAAAAGCCGCTGAGATCTGGGTGCCCTGCTGCAACGCGATTTGGAGGGGGCTCATTCCCATCGCCGAGGTCACGGCGATATCCTGGAACTGAGCTGCCAAGTTGGCGGTGCTGATGGAAGCCCCTTTCGTAGATGCAGCAAGGCGCTGATTAGCTGCTGCCGCAAGATCGGCAGCTTGGGCAACCTTGCCCATGCCCCCCGCAGATCGACTGCCGAGCGAAGCGATCGCAGCATCTGCCTGGCGAGCGCCGGCAGTCATCTTGTCGAGCGCAGCCGTCGAGCGATCAGCTCCACCCGTGTCTGCTCGGATGACGACGTTTAACAGATCCACTGTTCTGCCTCGCTTGATGAAGTGTGCCGCAATTTGAACTTGGCCGAGCAGCCGGCGGGACTAGCTGTCGGACGTGCTGGAACCGAACAAGCCGCGCAATTTGTCTGGCGTCATCGGCTCGAGCTTTTCAGGAGCTTCCTGCTCGTCGCTTCCGAAAACCGCGCGCAACATGGCGGTTTTCCCGGAGTAGCCGACCAGGATCGCATTGACGTCGGCCGTTGAGGCCTGCTGCTCGGACCAGCCGAGCCAGCCCAGAGCCAACTCGGCTAATGCGTCGTAAAACTCGATGAGCGAAACTACTTCCCCTGAGGGTCCGCCTCTCCCTCTCCCCCCGTTTCCTGCACGGGCCGGCCCCCGTTCGCCAGGATCGTAAGGTAGCTGATGACCGGGGCCACCAAGTCAGCCATCCCGGTAGTGAAAACCTTGTCGGGAAGTTCGCGCGCTTCTTTGCCCTCGGCTCCTAAGCCCAATGCAATGACCGTGACCAATACGTCGAAGTCGAAGCGACCGACTGCCTCGATCGCACTCGCGATGCCGCCTTTCGCTCGGGAGATGTTTTGCGCGGCTTTGAGCGTGGGACGGAGAGTAGCGGGCTCACCGTTGAGCTCGATATCGACGTTGCCGGCGCCAATGTGTGTTTTGGTCATTCAGCGATCTTTCAATTAGGTGGCGGAAGCCAGGACGTCGACGAAATTGGAATTTGGCAGCAGGGTCACAGCCAGCATGCGGTTAGTGTTCGCCGAGCCGCCGATGTAGCGAGCGCCGCTGACAAGGGCGATAAAGTAGGTCACGCCGTTCTTGGGGCTGGCGCCGACAGCAGGCTTGTCGTTCCACTCGATCTTGATCATGTAATTCGAGTTGGTTTTCTCGGCCGCCTTTACCGCCACCTGGCCAGTATCTGCATCGTCGCGATTGAACTGATTTTCCATGGCGTGCGCAGCGCGCGTGCCCTTGGCATTCTTGTCACGGCCAAAGTTGATGACCTGCGAGGTGACGACCGCGGCATTGTCGCCTATGTCGCCCATCGTCACCCATTCGCCGATCTCGACGAAGGCCGGAGAGCCGATGGTGAAATCGCCTATGACAAAGTCGGTGTTTTTGTCGGCCACAGCGGGCCCAATAGAAATCTTGCAGCCAGCTACCGAATAGCGTGCCATTTGCATTCTCCGTGATGTCAGAAACCCTTGCCGAAGGGGCGCTAGGCCACCGGGCTAATTGCCGGCTGCGTCGGTCTCGTACCGAAATTCGTAATTGAGGGTGGCGACCGCCTGCCGGGCTTCGCCTTCGCCATCGATGCCAATGGTGGTGCCACGAAGGAAGCTGATAAACACCAGCCGGCCAAAGGTTGGGTCGGTCTCATGGCTGCCTCAGCAGCTTCACAGTACCCGTCCAGGACCGTGTCTAGGGACGATACTGCCGAGACACGAAGCTCCAAGTTTAGTGTCAGGGTGCGGGAAAGTCCGAACGCGATGTTTGCGAGCTCGGACTCTTCGGCAACGGTATAGACCAAAGCCACTGGCAGTTCGGCTTGCTCTGTCGGCCGCGCTCGGTTGGCAAAGACACGACCGGACCAATCCGGAATGCTGGTCAGTGTCGCAATGACGGCTTCGCGAACGCGTTGGCGCTTATGCGTCATTCCATGCGCTCCAACTGGATTGTGGTCATACCCTGGCCGTCGGGCCGAACTTCCCACCGGCGATAGAGAACGCCGCGCACCACAATAATCGTGTCGTCGGTAATCGTCGGCAGCTGCGCCGTCCGCACAGATATTGTGGTGATGAGGTCGGATGAACCGCCCTCACCTTCTTCGTCGGCAAAGTGTCGGCTGTCATAAATCGCTTGGACGGGAACCCCGCCGATCGTAACCGGCGAGGTCTGAAGATCGTCCCCGAACACGTCGAGGACGGCGCTGTTCAGGGCTGAAAAATCCATGACGGTTAGACGGCTGGCTGCTCAGGGGGCAGCAAGAGGAGCGCTGCGACGATGTCCTCTTTCTTGGCTGGCACCGCGGTCAGGTGCTTGCCGGCGGCTGCCTTGAAGGCCGCCAGGGTGACGCCCTCCTTATCGGCCATGGCGAGCACATCGGCCAGCGGGACCTTGGTGTCGCTGTCGTCGGCAACAATTTTGGTCTTGCGGGCAGCGGCGCCGCTTTCGATGAGTTCCTTCGCCTCGGATTCACTCGAGAGCTCGAACTCAGCCCCGGGCGCAACCGACTTGTTGATGCCCAAGTTGATGGTGTTGATGGCAATGAGCTTCATGATCAGATCGCCTTCGCGCTGAGGGTTGCGTTGATGCGGTACGGGACCACAAGCGGCGCTGACTGCAGCATGAGGAAGCGGGCCGCAGGATCCGGCAGGGTCCACGACTTCTGGAAGTAGTCCAGAGCTTGGAAGCCAGCCGTCTCGTCCTTGATGGCACCGAAGTGGCGCACACCCTCGACCTGGCCAGTGGCGGCCATGACGAGATAGTTGTCGGGTATGTACTTGCCGACGGTGCCCGTTTCATCAACATAGCTGTCCGAGTAGACCCAGATGTTGAAGGCGCCGAAGGTGCCCATGTACGACGCGCCGGCGCGCATCGAATTGGGGCCGAGATCGAGATCCGTCCGGCGGCTAAAGCCGGAGTTCTTGTCGACCAGCGCCTTAACCTTTGCATTGGACCGGAAGATGCTGAACACGTTCTGCGCCATGATGACGTCGACCGCATTTGCACCCGACGAGGCACGGATAAGGCCAGCCCAGTTTTCTAGGTCGGCAATCGGGTCGGACGCGACGTCGGTCCACAGAGCAGTGCCCGTATTAGTCACCGTCAGGCTGGCGTCACGACCAAAGTTGACCACCGTGGTGGGATACTTATCGCCGGTGATGGTCACCGATCCGGTCAGCATGATCTTGGACGCCATCCACTCGAGGCGACGGTTGAGCATAGCAATCTGGTCAAGGCTTTCGGTAGCCAGATTGATGCGACGGAGTTCCATCGGATCGATCGGGCCAGCAATTGCCTGGCCGGGAGCACGACGAACAGCCTTGCCATCTTCGAAGACACGCTTGTCCTTGATGTACGCGGGCTTGAAGCTGTTGGTGGTGTAGCCGAGCGACTCGACGATCTGACCCTCGACCAGTGGCGACACGAAAGGCGCGAGGCGCGGCTTGCCGGTCAGCACGTCGAAGTAGATTTCTTCCTGGGTCGAGATCGAGACCTCGCCGAAGAAGGTGTTGAGCAGGAAGGGCTCCAGTGCCTGAGACTTCAGGTCCTGGACGACGCGGTTGAGTACCGCGGAACTGTAAAGATCGACCATGGGGTTACCTCAACGCACAATGCTGGACTGGAGCTTGATGCCGTAGTCGCGAAGCTGTTCGCGAACGGTCAAGCGGGTGTGACCCGTGCCATAGGTCAGGGCGTTTTCGTCGAAGACGCCGCCATGGTAGGCAATCGTCGTCTTGTCGGCTGCCGTGGCATCGGTAGCTTCGGCCAGGATGCAAACAGGCACCTGAGAACCATCCGAAGATGCCGAAAGGCTCAGCGTATGCTTGCCAGAAGCTGTGATTTTGCCGAGCACGGCGCCGCGCGGCAAGTTCTGCCCGGTGATCAGCACGATCTGGCGGGTCTGTGGGTCATCTTCGCCGGCAAAAATGCCGTCAGGGGTAAACGTGCCCTGGGATGTGAATGAAGCAACCATCAGGCGACACTCCCCTTCTTGACATTGGTGTTGGCGCCATTGAAGGACGCGACAACTTTGGCAGCCTCAGCTGCCGCAGAATCGCCTTCGCCGGTCGTGGACTGGTGGGCGGAGGTAATCTCGGGGGACTGACCCGCCGTGATCTGTTCAAATAGTTTGGCGCGGACGCCATCCATCGTCATGCCGGCAGCAATGAAGCTGTCGGCCGCATTGGCTTCGATCGACGGGCACGACTTGCGCGCCAGATCCACGGCAGCACGGATGTCCTTGGCATTGCTGGTGCGAGCCTTCGCAACATCCATCGATACGCCTTCGCGGATCAGGGCGGATGCCATCGTCGGCACACCAGCAGTCGCGCAGAGATCGACGATATCGGCGGCTGCAGCTGCCGTGTTCTTGGTGGCGTCTGCAACAGCAGTCGTCACCTGGCCCTTGAGCTTGTCATTTTCCGCGGCAAGCTGATCCGCGCGTTCTTTGTCACCCATTGGATCGTCTCCGGTTGAGGTGGTGGTAGCGGCGGTTCGCGCCGGGGTATTGGGCTCAGGGAGAGACCAATTCTTTTTGCTCGCGAGCGTTTTCAGCTTCTGCGGAGCGTGTGCATAAATGCGGTAATCGAAGGCGGCCACGGCCTTGGCCTTCGTTTCGGTTGTGGCGTCGGCGAAACCCTCTTCCACAGCCTGGTCAGGCGTGAACCAGCGTTCGGCCTTCATGATCTCGCGGCATTCGTCGGCGGTTTTGCCCGACTTGGCCGAGTAGACCCGCGCATAAGCCGTCGCGAGCGCTTCCAAGCCTTCGATCGTCTTGGCGTGATCGTCAGAGGTGCCCCAGGTCATGCCCGAAGGATCGTGGATCATCATCACGGCGCCGGCGGACATGGTGACCGTCGCGCCTGCCATCGCGATCAGCGATGCAGCAGACGCTGCGATGCCTTCGACCACAATGTTTGTGATTCCAGGGCGTGCAGACAGCAGCGCGTGGATGGCCGCGCCTTCGGTCGCAATGCCGCCGGGCGAGTTGACGAACACGTCGAGCTCGGAATCGGCATCGATCTGGGCAAGTGCAATGACGACATCGTTCGATGTGAACCCGTCGTCATAATAATAGTCACCGACGTAGCCGGAGAGCCGAAGCTTCCCGTCTTCCAAAATGACAGCCATGTTGTGAACCTCAGTTAGGGTTGAGCGCGCTCAGGCTGCTCGTCATCTTCCTGCCCGGCATTGGCGCCAGAGCGGGTCGTCTTGCGTGGGTCGGTGTCGAACACCAGACCAGAGGCATCTGCACGTTTGTTGTCCGAAGTGATCTCGGCATCGATCTGCTCGACGTCGTCGCCGGCTGCTGACACAACGGCCGCGCGTGACTTGAACCCGGCACGAACTTCGAGCTCTTTCGATTGCACGTCTTGGACCGGGTGAATGTATGCCCAGCCCTGCGGAACCCACTTCGCCCGAGCCACCTGCCCCACCGTTACGCCAGCCGGCAGCGTTACGCGACCCGACAGGATCGCCAGTTCGGCCCAGCGGCGAAGGATCGGACGGCACCACTGAAACACCACCAGGTGGTGCTGCCACATGGCGCAGCGGCGCCGGAATTCGTTGACCGCAGCTCGAAACGTTCGGTCGTTGATCTGCGAATAGTCGCCGGTCAGCTGCTCGTACAGGATGCCAAGCGACGTCGAGACGCCCCGCATTTGCTGGCGAACAAAGTCCTCATAGCTGTCGCCTGGCGACGGCGGAGCAGACCAGTTGACGGACCGACCGGGCGGCAAAACCTGCATTGTGCCGGGTTCAAGCGAAGCTAATTCGAGCTCTCCGTCGGTTGAAACCTGCCCGCCCATCAGGTCTTCTTCGTCGCCGATCCCCTCCTCGCCGTCATCCGTGATAAAACCGGCGAAAAGCGCTGCAATCTGCTGCCGGACAAGCTGGGCATCATCGTATTTGTCCAGATCATGCAGCTTCACCAAAGCTCGGGTGAGCCATGGTTCACCGCGGACCTGACCAGGCCGGCGCACAGCCGCCAAGTGGGCAACTTCCCCAGCAGGAACGGGAAATGTGTTGATCGCGCCCAACGTAACGAGGTTTGGCCCGTCGTTCGGATGGGTCTTGTGCATGTGGTAGGCGAACCGACGTCCGATTGTGTCGAACTCGACGCCGCACCGAACCACGTTGGCGCCCGTACCGCCTGAGTTCTTCTCCTCAGGCACGTATTCCGCCTCGAGGACCTGAATTTGCAACGGGACGGACAGGCCATCCTGCGGCAACCTGGCCCGCATGCGTGAAAAGACGTCACCCCCCTCGACCATCGACCGCACGGCCAAAGCCTGCAGCCCGTAGAAGTCTAGCCGACCTTCAGCGTCGGCCTCGTCGGTCCATTCCAAGAAGGCATCAGCCAGTTGTCGATTGAATTCCGGGTTTGATGTCGCGAACTGTGGCTTGATCCCAGTCCCAATGATGTTCGACACCAAGACGTCAACGCCAGCCTCGGCATATCCCATCTGCCGAACGGCATCACGGGACCGAGCCCGCAAGGTTTCCACAGATCCGGACAGTAAAGAGTTTGGCCCAGCTGATGGCGCCGACCATTTCACCAGGCGCGGGCTTCGGCTTGCCCCTTCATACGCCGCTTTTGCGGCAGTGGGCTTGACGTAAACCGAGGTGCCTTTGATGCGATATCGAACAGGGCCGGCCATCAGTTGAGGCCTTTGCTGGTCACGAACCGAACCTGACGAGGACGGCGACGCACCTTGCCGGCAGCAGCGTCAACATCGGCTTGCAGTAGCCGGAGCGTCTCGCGCATCTCGTCGAGACTGCGATAGGTCACTTCACGATCGGCAAACTTCACCTTGGTTGCGCCCTGCGCGATCGCAGCCTTTAGCTTGTCGACGTCAACCTGGGTCCATGCCATTCAAATTACCTCATCGACCCAGAAAGGATGATCTCGACACAGCGCGCTTCACTTTGCGCGTCGCCGCCACAGCCACGGCGGGCACCGGTGCAACTTCTTCTTCGACGACTTCTTGTCGGCGCTTTGCCTGAAGCTGCTCGGAAAGCATCCGCTGCACTTTGCCCCAGCTGATCGACATTGAACGCAGGGCTGCGAATGCGTAGACGCGGCAATCAAGCGCCTCTTGCCGGGTGCTTGGCTTTGGCACCCACGATCGAACGGGAAAGCCTTTGACGTACTTCGTCACGACGGTCTCAGAAGTCAGCTGCTCGAAATATGCGCCATCCCGATCAGCCGGAAAATGGCAGTACCCGGGGCCCGGCTCCGCAATACGCAGCCGGCCATAGACGCTGTCCTTGGCGCTATCGACGCCAATATTAAAAAGGGCGATCCTGCCCTTGTTGTTCTTGCTCGCAAGCTTCGGCCAAACCGGCTTGCCCTCGCCTGCTTGGCCTTTGATGGCCCAAACCCGGCGCCGCGTTTTGTCCCTGACGAAGTTGTAGACCGCGTCAGTTGAGTGGCCGCCGGAATCGATGGCCGTTGCCGCAACCTGAAGGCTTCGACCGTCTACCGTTTCCGTTGGCGTCAGCAGATATTCGTCGAGATCGTTCCAAATCTCCGGCGAAGACGGATCGCCATAGATTACCTCGTGATCGAGTGACCAGGACTCGTCGTTTACGCCCCAACCAACCCGCTCGATCTCAAGGCGATCGCCCTGAGTGTCGACGCCGCAGGTGACTACTAAGACGCCTTCCGGCGCCTCGCCCTTCCATCCTTCGCGTGCGGCCCGCTCCTGCAAACCATGCATATCGACTTCTTCGCCGCGTTCTTCCCAGGGCTCGCCGAGCACCAGGTTGACGAAAGTCTTGAGCTCGAGCGGATTGCCTTTGACGCTGAGAAACTCTTCGACCAGCTTCGGCCATGCCGCATTGGCGAAGAGCGAATACCCAGCCCAGATGTGAAATCCGGCATGCCCGTTAAAGGGCTTATCGGCGATCCACTCGCCTTTATCGACCATCCAGGCTTTGTCGTGCTCCTCGATGATGCAGCCATTCTCGCACACGTAATGCGTGGTCTTGGGATCATCGTTTTCCCAGCGAATGCCCGACCATTTCAGGGTCTGCTTTTGCTCGCAGTGCGGGCACGGAACATAGTAGCGGCGCTGATCGCTGGTTCCCCAGGAGCGGAATATTCTGCTGGTCACTTTGATCGCCGGGGTTGAGCCCAAGATGATCTTTCGATTCCAAAAGCTCTCGGTTCGTTTCTTGCCCAACTTGATCTGGTCACCTTCGTCGCCAGCACCGGCTGGCGGATAACCATCGACCTCATCGAAAGCCACGACACGAGCCGTGATACGGCGGAAGCCACCCGGCGAATTTGCTCCAACGAACGTAAGGCTGGCGCCATTCTTGAACACCCGCTTCAGGATCCGCTGGTTGCTGTCCTTTGCCTTCAGGTCACCGGCTATTTCCGCCAGCACCGGCGTATCGCGCAGCATAGGCGCTATTTCGCTGGTGCTGTAATCCTCGGCGTCCTCGACACGAGGCTGCACGATGAGCAGCGGCGACGGATCCTGATGGATGAAGAACCCCGCCACATGGTCGAGGATTTTGGTATAGCCGACGCGGGCCGACTTCATCACCGTGATCGTCTCGACCGTCGGGTCCGTCACTGCATCCATGATGCCATTCTGGTAGGCAAAGGCCCTGAACTTGCCCTGCGATGCGCTCGTTTCCTTCGACAGCACCGCGTACTTGTCTGCCCACCCCGACAAAGACAGCCGTGGCGGGGGCAGCAGAGACACCCGTCGGATATCGACCAGTGCCCGCCGGAGTATCTCAGGACCGCGCTCGTAGCGCGCGAGTGTCTCAGGCGACGGCGCCGAGATTTCCATCATAGGCGAGCTCCTCAAGCGCGTGAGCGACCTCCTTTTCGATCAGGGCTCGTATTTCCTCAGGCGTCTTCATCAACACCGCCAGCGGCGCGACCGCAGATGGGATTTCCATCAGTTTCGATCGCACCTTCGCGTACTCAGCGCCGACGATCTTGGCGACTTCCGATACCTTCACGACCTCGCCAGACTTCTCGTCGTATTCAAGCTTTCGGAGGAGCGCGAGGTACGTCTCCTTGACCTTTTCAGCGTCTGCCTTCGTCGCAAACTGCGACAGCAACTCCGGCGTCAGCCGCTCGGCAGCCTGTTCGAGTGTCTCGTCGGCTTCCGGCTCGATGCGAACATCCGTGTTCGCACTTATGTTCGCAGTGTTCGCAGTGCGAACCTGACCCACAACCTCTGTGCGCCACGCTGTGCCGAGGTAGTCAGAGTCTATTTTTTTCCCAGAAAGACTGGGGAGGCGACCTTCCTTGACGCCGCGGCGAACCAGCGTATCGCTGCAACCGGCTCGACGTGCGAACTCACGAAAGGACAGAGGTTCACCCAACTGCGAACAACCTTTCGTACCCTGCACCTAGAGACAGTTCGCGGTGCTGAAATACCCTCATCCAGAATGGACCGTAGGGACCCTGACACCCGACTAGACGAGCAACACCCTATCCCCGCCCTTGGCCAGATTGTCTGCCGCCCATAGGGGTCTAAGATTGGTCAATGCCCAGCACGCTTGAATATCGGCCTCTTGGTTGAGGTCGAAGCATCGCACCGGCACGATGTGGTCGATGTGTATCTCGCCACGTCGAAATGCTGACCAGTCCATACCTTTGGTGAACTGGCGTTCCATATGCTGCTTAAGGTCTGCAACGGTAAAGCCAAAGCGCGCAAGGATCGTCGGCGACCAACGATCATGGTTGAGGCTGTCGCGGATGCGCCAAGCCATGCCGCCCATGCGTCGCTGCTTCTTGATCTGGTTCTTCACCTTCTCCCGAAGCTGCCGAGTGATGGCCGAAGCTTCCCGCTTTGCCGCTCTTTCCAGTGATCGCCGCAGCATGTCCGCCTTACGTGTGCCTTTAGCCTCGCACTGTGCCGCCATGACTTCGGCCACTGTCCGATAGGCTCGCCCATGCTCAAGGGATACGCGCCGCCTATCGGCTTGACGCGCAACCGTGCCACGGCAACTAAGGCTGTCGTGGCAAGCCTTGCACCGAGCGGTCAGGCCTCCCCTAGCGTATCGGTGTCGATAGAAGTCATCGGCCGGCTTAACTTGTATGCATGCCGGGCATCGCTTGGCGGCGACAACATCGCCGTTTCCGCGCTCAAACGCCAGCCTGACAGCGCACCGCTTGCACCGACTGGCTCTGCCCAACTTTCCCTTCTTGTGGGGAGAGAATTGGTCGAGCGGCTTAACCTCATTGCACAATGTGCAGGACTTCATAAGTCTCCGCCTCAATTACCGCATGGTGCGCATGGCCTCGGCTATCGATACCGAGATGATGGCCTTGACGTTCGCCTGCGCGATCTTGCTAACCCGCTCCACGAACCGGAAGCGTGGCTGGTACTTGGCCTGCCGCTCGAATGCGACAAGCAGCTTAATGCGCCCGGCCTTGCCGCCGGCACGCTTTCGCCCACGCTTCGACCCCAAGGCCTTGGCCTTACGCGTTCCCATTCGCTCATAAAGACCAGGGGGCAAGTGCTTGGTCTTGCCTGTGCCTTTGGAAGCAAAGACATTCGGCTTGGTTCGTTGCCGAGACAGTGCGCCGCGGCTGATGTTGCCATACTGGTTGAGGCGCTGACCGACTGCGATGTTGATCGGACTGCCTGGCATTGGGCGGCGTAGACCGCCCTGCTCTTGCCTCATCAGGTAGTTTGCTTGGACGTCTCTAACGAATACCCGAGCCTCAAGCTTAGCCTTAGTTGCAGACTGGAATCCGATAGCACGTTGTGTGAACGGTGTGGGCCGGTCGAAGATAGATGGCAGCTGCTGTTCCATCTTTGCGGCTGCGAACTTAGCCGTATTCGTCAGCCCACGAGCTACACCGAATGCCAGGCTATTTTGTACCTTTTGTTGGATCGCGCGAGATTGAACCTCAAGGGACATCAACTAAGCCTGTTGTCGCAATAACATGGTTTGCTAATCTTCGATGGGTTTCTGAGGGTGTACAGATGAGCAGCTACGTTTGCGACAAAGCGATGGAAGACCGCTTGAAGGATTTTCGTCGCGGGCTTCACGCTGCAATGACGCACGTTATCGCCAAGAATTTTGATGAGGCCGAGTTGGTGCTGGGGCAATTGGACCAGCACCTCAACTCAACGCTCACCAATTTGCAGATTGTGGAACGTCGTTAGATGCGCACGCATGGCGATCCGAGGCGCCATCTTGGTCAGCCTGGGCTTGAGTACCTTCAACGCCATCAGCATCCACCTGTTGCTCAAGCGCGGGTTTGGATCGATACTCCGACTAAAGTCGATCTTAGCGCAGGATTCTCGAATGGCGAACCGTCTGTCGATGTTCATGACCAAGGATATGATCTGGAAGATCGCACTGGCGATTGTCGGCTGCATTGCCGTCGGCTTCATCTACGAAGAGGTCATCAGCGGCCTAATCGGCTGGATGATCTGTGGCGCTGTTCTCGCCGGCACCTGCTACCCCCTGTTCAAGACGCTGTTCGAGCGCCGCGGGATGAAACTAGGCCGCTAAACTTTTAGAGGCTGAACTGGTGCAGCACAGCGGCGCACCGCAGTCCTTCGATGTGGTGCTTGACGAAGTGATCGACCCTACGCTCTTCACGAAGATTGAGCATAGTTCACTCCTTGGCGAATGGCTCGATGCTGATAAGCTTGGGCACCGGAGGAATTTACAATGAGACTAAAAATTGCGGCTGCAATGACGATTGCGATATTTGCCGCTTATGCACCGCACGCCTCTGCGCAAAACGGCGAATGCAACATCAAGGGCAACGTCAGTACGCGGGGCGAGCGCATCTACCACGTTCCTGGACAGCGTTATTACGATGAGACCAGGATTAGTGCGTCTCATGGGGAACGTTGGTTTTGCTCGGAAGAGGAAGCGCGCGCTGCTGGGTGGAGACGCTCTCGCGTCTGAGCCATCGGGGACTAAAATGACAAAACCCGCCGGGCTTTCGCTTGGCGGGTCGCTTCAGACGATAGTCTGAAAATGGAATAATGCCTTTATGGCGTTGTTCGGGATTTCCGTCAAGCTGCTATCTGAAGCTTCTTGGTTTTCCCCATTAGGCCGAAATGATGTGCCAGGGCATTCAAGGCGATCCGGCAGTCACCCACCATGTGCCAGTGCTGTTCATCCCTGCACACGAGATAGTCGAGCGCTGCGTAAAGGTTGGCGCCTCGATGTATCTCCTGTTCATCCTGGATGGCCTTGATCGCGGCATCATACTTGCCTCTGGCCGCTTGGCACCAGCGCGTATAGTCCTCGGTGTTATCGCCACCGCCGACGCCCCCTGATTGCTTGGACGCGTCAGGTGCACCGATCGCCCGCTTGTATTTGTCGTACACCTCGAGGAAAGCCACGGCGGCGTCGTACTGGGCATTGCTGATCAGCGTTTTCTTGTCGGTCAGGTTGAGGCGCCCGATAAAGGTCGCCGCCTTCTGGTCGCGTGCATCGGCCTCTGACAGCCCAAACATCTTCATGCGCAGCAGGATGGCCTCCATGTTGGCTGGCACTGCGCCCGCCCGTGTTGCCCTGCCCGATGCTGTCCGCTTCACGCCCATCTTCCGTGGTCTGCCCTTGGCCATGCTATTCGCTCCCTGCGCTCTGCTGCCGTCTCGCGGCTAAGATTTCGGTTTCGTATTCTTGGTAGACTGTGAGGATCAGAAGCCCTGCCTCTGCTCGGTCCAGTCGCTCCCTCAGGTGGGGTTTGTCTGGTAGTGCTTTTGCTAGGGCGTCTCGGTGAAGCCGGGCTTCAGCGATCTGATCTGAAAGGGCGATCTTCATCCTCACGCTGACGCCCTCGCCTGCTCGACTTCCTCGATGCGGAAGCCGCGTTTGCCGCTGGCGCTGACGACCGGAAGCTTTTTCCCAAGCATCTTCTCGACAGCCTGAAAGTCGGGATGAGCTGGGGCCAGATAGACCCAGCCGCTGACGGGATCGGCGGGAACCGGATCATGCTGCAGCGGCACAGTCAGTGCCTCAATCCAAGCGTCTGATCTGATCCACTTGCCCAGACCGACTCGGAATTCAGCTTGGCTGTCCGGTGTGGCGTTACGCGACTGGCTGTCCTCAATGTGCCACTGGCGGAATCGCTTGGCTGCCAGAAGGCACCGATGGGTCTCGGCATCGCTCAGAGCATCGAAGGCAGCGACAGCGTCAGACCGGTTCGTCATCCGGCGCTTGGGGAAGACTTCCCAAACATCATCGAATGAAGCGCGCTCGCTCCCGTTACCGGTTCGATTACTGGTTCTCTTACTGGTTAGTGTCTCAGAGCTGTGAGACACGGCTACCCCCTGTTTTTGAGACACGGGAACGGCTTTTTCTGAGACACGGCTACCGGCTGAAGCCGTGTCGCAATCTGAGACACGGCCTACAACATGTGGTGTGCCGAACTCAGCTTCGAACGCTAGAATGTAACGGGTTGCCAGCTGCTTTTTGGACGCAGGATCGATGCGCTGCTCGCGACGGATGAGACCCATCTTCTCCAATTCGGCGAGGTAGCGGTTTACCGAGGCGCGCGAGATCTCACAGTCATAGGCAAGGCTCGCCTGATCAGGGAAGCACCCATGGTCAGGGTTGTGGCGGTCAGCCAGCCGCCAAAGCAATACCTTGGCGATCGGCTTCAAGCCGCGCTGTTCGATTGCCCAATTGGTGGCCTTGTGGCTCATTTATCGACTGCCGACTTGCGGGTGTAGTAGGGCTTGCTCGCGTGCCGAATACGGTGCTTCAGCGCGTGGCCTTTGACTGTGGCATCTGACTTGCCGATCGCCTTGCCGATGGCCTTACAGGACAGCCCATCAGCGTAGCCTTGCTCGATAATCCGATGGCGCTCTTCAGCTGATAGGTTTGGAATCGGCTCACCAGGCGGTAACGCCAAGTATGGGGATATCCTCTCGCGGCAAATCGGCGGAAACTTGCCAAGCGAGTGGAGCACGGTCGTGTGGTCCCGGCCGCTGAACAACCTACCGATCCGACCGGTGTCATAAACCGTGTGCAGCGCGACCATGTAAATGGCCTCGTGGCGTGCTGCGCAAATGGAGTAGCTCCTGCTACGACCGGTTAGATCATCGGGTGTTAAGCCATGGCGCAATGCCGTCAGAGCCACCAGGAACTTCCACGACCCAACGGTGAGCATATTGAGCGGCACACCGTCAGCGACAAACTCTGGCTCTGGCAACGCAGACGGGAGGAACACGCGCCTTGGCAGGACCAGCGATGGCAGTGGTTGACGCAGCCGGGCGCGCGCGGCCAAGCTTGCTGCAGTAGCTTCTGCTGCGCTGCCATGCTCGCGGACCGGCATCTGGTAAACGAGGCTATGCGGGCGCTGCTGTACGGCTAGGAGCGGGATATAGCTGTTGCCGGGGCCGGTGATGGCCGGGAGGTTGGATTGGGTCATTTGTTCCCCCACAGCATCTTAGCCTGCGGGTAGCTGCCCGGCCCCCAAACGTACCAGGCGTGATCCTCGGTGCCGGTCTCGCCGTTCCCTGCCCACGATATGCGATCAAGCAGAGCAATCTTCGCCATGAAGCGCGGGTTATTTTGGAATAGGTGCCGGCGGGTTTTGCCAAAGTCGAACTTGGCCGTCAGCAGCAGAGCGACCATACCATCGCAGCGCTCTAGCGACAGTTCGGCGAAACGAACGGCCAGGCGGTTTCCCTTGCCATATGGAGGGTTTGTGATGATGGCGTGGAAGTAGCCAGGGGCTTCGAGCCAATCGCCAGTCAGGAAATCAAACAGGCGATCGTGGGCCCGGTCGTACTGTGCGATGTCGCTGGTCATGACAATGGCGCCGCGGTCGCGCAGTACATCGGCCATGAGGTGATTGCCTACGGCTGGCTCCCAGACGCCAAGGCCGGACATCGGGAAGTGCCGCAACAGCACCTCCGTCGCCCACGGCTCGGTCTGGTAAAGTTCATTGGCCGCGCGAGCGTATTTCGATGCTGTAACAGTCATACCCTCGTGCCCTTGCTCTCTTTGGCTTTCACGAAGGCGATAAGGCCTGCGTTTGTCTTGGCGAGTTTGGTCGGCAGACGGGTGCCCATCGGCCCGGGCTTTGGTGTGGCAAGCTGCTGCAGCACGTCATTGGTCAGGGTCATTGTCGTTTCCCTTCTGCTCGGGTTCATTGGGCAGGCGTTCAGACTTCCGCCCGCGGCGTCTGTCCCAGAAGTGCTTCAGTCTCTGCGATAAGAGCGAGGCGAGCCGCCGTAGCGGGGAGCCTCTTGGTGATCTCGAGTTCATGGGCAAGACGTGCCTCCTGGCGCTCGCACTCGGCTTCGTATGCCGCTTGTATTTTGAGGTAGACCGACGCCAGCATGTCTTTTGGCGTGCGATATCGAAGCCGCCACAGAACCTTTGGGTCGAGGCCATGCTTGACCGATGCCCGGTGTATCGCTGCGTCGACGGTGTCTCCTGGGCCGCGATGGTTGGCCGATATGAGCCGGTTGGCCCATCCGCGAGCCCGCCCAACTCCGAAATCTGCAGTTGCGTCAGTCATGGATTTTGTCGTCCGGCGACAATGGTTCTGCCCCACGCGTCAATTCCTTCTCGTTAGCGTCAAAGCTAACGGGAACGGCGAACGACGAAAGGCGACGGTGATGGATCGACCGGTAAGCGAGAGTTTGAAGGCTTTGCTTGACCGGCAGGATACGCGCGGCAGGACGGTTGGCGCCGTTCGACCGCATGCAATGAAGTTGGCGAATGATCTGCTCGACCTGGGGGGTGACGAAGATCATTCGCCCTCGGGCGGGGAGGAGTTGCGCCCGAAGAGATTGCCAAGGCTGCGCATCATTCGAGCGCTGCCGTTCTTGGCTGTTATCGACTGTGGCCGTGACTGACATCACCAGCCGCCTAGAATGCGTAAGACAAGAGCAACCGATGCCAGCAGAGCAGCAGCCGCGGTTGTCGATTGGATCAAAGATGAGCGGCCCATCATGCCAACTCCATGCCGAGCTCGAATGCTGCATAGATGTCGGCCTTACGCTTGGGGTTGAGCTTGCTGAGCTTCTGGGCGATGCGGAACGTCTGCTCGGAGTTGAGCATGCGGCCTTGGAAGTTCCAGCGGATACAGTCGATGAGCGGATCGCTGCCATCGTACTGGACGACCGGGTATTCGATATCCATGTTGCGGGCGGTCATGTAACGAGCCCAGCCGTCGAGGATTTCGTTGCCGATCTTTACGATGGGAGCGGACGCGGCGTTCGCGAGATCATCCTCGATGACGGCGCTGTCTTGGCCAGCATCACCGAACGCTTGGCTGAACTCATGGCGGCGAACGCCTTCTGGTGGATTGCGCTCCCAGGTGATGACGCCGGGCTGACCGTATTTGCTGACCAGAGCAACAGAGGCTGGAGCCTCCACCGACTTACCCGCCTGGGGTTGGCTCCCTGCCGGGGCTTGCACCGCGGTTCTCTCCGGCATAGTCACGAGGTTCTTCGCGGCACCCTCGGGCTGTACATTTCCCTCGAGACGCTTTGCATCTTCCGTCGCTTTGACCGGGCGCTCTACTTCACGAGCTACAGGGTTCTCGTTTGCCGTTTCCAGCTGAATAGGCGTGGAGATTTCGACGGCTTCGCTCTCCACGGGCGGGGTAGCAGCAGCGGGGGCCACTTCCGTCTGGCCAGCCTGGTTGAGAGGCTGGGATTGATCTGGAGTTTCTTGCACTTTTTGCAAAGAACTCGATTGCTTGAGATTGGCTGGGTCGACGATCGACATGGCCGGGTCAGCACGGAGAGAAGCGAGACGAGCCTTTTGGGCTGTCACTTCGGGGTCTTCCTCGGATGCATGCGTGTGCGTAGCACGAACCGTGCCAACCTTGCCGGCGGCGCTGTCATAGGCCGTCAGGTACAGGTCGAAGATGGTTTCGCTTTCCTCGACAGCGGCCGAGTTGTCCTGGCGTTTCTCGACGTAGCTGACGAGCTTGCCGAGCACGGTCTTGTCGAAGCCATTGCCCTTTGCCTCGGCATAGATTTCGCGCACATCCGCATTGATTTCCTTCACCTCACCCTTAAGGCGGAGAATGCGATCGACGAAGGCTTTGATCTGGTCCTGAGCGACGCTGTCTTCGGCCATGTTCTATGCCCTCGCGAGAATGGTGATGGACCGGGCTCGAGGCGCCATCTGGATTGCTCCACGATCCTTCAGCTGATGGATGAGCGCGTGAACCTGCCCTTTGCTGGACAGGCCGAGGCCTTTGGCGATGTCGGAATAGGATGGGGACGCGCCGTTCTTCTGCTGGTAGTCAGCGATGAACGTCAGCGTCTGATCCTGCGGGATCGTCAGACCCAGCTGCTGTGGCTGATCTTCCTGCTTCAGCCACATGATGATGCGGGCTGTGTATTCGAGGTCATCTTCGATCTGACGGTGCTGATCCATCAAGATCGACGCCTGCTCAATGATGTCGCTGGGGATATCTGCTGGGAGGGTCATGCTGCTGCCCCTTCTCGCGATGTCTCGGGCGTGACGAAGATGGCTGCGAGGTCAGGCCTAATCTGCGCCCGAGGGATGCCGGTTATGCGCTCCATGTCCAAAACCCGCTCAGCTGGCACGCGCTTCCACCCGTATAGGGCCTGGTGCTTAATCCCGAGTGCGGACGCGAGGGCTACTAGGCCCCCGGACTTTTCTGCTGCGTCTTCGACAATTTTGATCATGCCCAATTGTAGGCAGTAGTTACGCAGTATGTCAACTGCCTACGTAGGTGATTACGAAGCTCCCCACGAATACGGTTTGGCCATGGATACGATCGGCTCGCGCATCAAATTTGCACGCAATCTTCGAGGCCTCACACAAGAGGACGTGGCGAAGCATTTCAAGATTAGCCGCGTGTCTGTGGCTCAGTGGGAGGGCAGAGGAAATTCGCCGGAACCGGACAAAATCCCAGAGCTCGCGCGGATTCTGACCACTAGCACCGACTGGCTGATTAAGGGCTTTGGTGCTAAGCCCCATGCTGAAGATATCAGGGCGATCACTTCCGAGCCTCTAGATGAAAATGAGTCCTGGCAGCCATCATCGGACAGCGACGGTGAAGGCTACAATCCAGAGAACTACGAGCCAAAGATACCAGGCGCGATACCTGAGCTGGATGCCAAGGCGGGCGCTGGCGAAGGATCCGTTGGCGAAGTCATGGTGCTCCCTATGGGGAATGGCACAATCTCAGCCCATAAGATCCTCGACGAATGGCGCATCCCGCCATCATACCTTCGCGAAGCCGTCGCCAATCCGGAGCGGGCAATCGTTCTAGGCATTCAGGGCGACAGCATGATGCCCAACTATGCCCCAGGCGATCGAGTCATCATCGACCTTACTGAGCACGAGCTGCGCGTCGACGGGGTATACCTTATAAGCGACGGTTACAGCGAACCGCAGATCAAGCGTCTACAGCGCATTTTGTTCACCGTGCCGCCCAGGTGTAAGATCATCAGCGATAATCCAAGCTACGACCCGCAAGAGGTCGACATCGATGGGCTAAGAATTATGGGCAAGGTAGCCGCTTACGTTGGGCGCCGATAAGTCGTTGGGCATATCGAGGTTTTACAAGGGCCTTTTGCTCTGGACCGCACAGCTGGTTGTCATTGTTGGATTTTTCCAAGCGATAATTTTTTTGTTCCAGTTAGAGAGCGACATTGAAACTTGGCTTTTGGCCAATCGCGAATTAACTGGCTTTTGCCTTTTTTGCTATTTTGCGTTGTTCCCATTACATTATAAATTATCAGAGGATGCTGATCGCCTTCGAGACCGCGCGAATGGCATTGAAGAGGACCAAAAATGACCGGGAGCATTATGGCAATCGCTTTGCTAGCTGGCCTCGTTATGCTGGGACTGTCTCATGTCACCGGCGCGTGGATGTCACGCAAGCATATCCAGAGACTTCACGAAATTGCTGACGCAGTGTTGGTGCATCCGGACGCGACCTTCGCCGACCGGGCGTGGATGAAAACAGCTATGCTAGCAGCTACTGGTAGAGCAGATCTATGGATAGCCTCTGCCTTCGCGCCCTTTGTGTTGCTCTATACCGTTTGGGATTCAATCGTAACCATCTGGACCAAGCAGAGTAGCGAGGACATTGCAGAGCAGCTGGAGAAATCCAACCATGACCTTGTGCAAGAGCAGACGAATGTGGACCCTTCCAAGGGAGCCCTTTGGAAAACTGACCTTCGTGAAGAAGCTTTCGATGAAGCGTTAGCAGCAGTTGTTTTATCAAAGCCATTGGCAGCGGCCTGGCTTGCGATTTGGATACTTCCGGCCTTAATAATCCTTTTGCTGGCTGGGGCCGGCAAAACGGTAAAGCCGTTTATTGAAGAGACTGTCTTAGGACTTGGCCGCTCAACTATGAGATATTCCCATAAGTAGACGAGCAGCGACCGGAACCTTTGTTTCATTGCCACATATAGATGAACTTCATATGCCCGCCCTAAGAGGCGGGCATTTTGCTGGTTGGAACCGTCACCCTGTCATCCCGTTGATCTACAAGCTTAAACAGGAGATACGAACATGGGTTTCTTTGACAAGATCAAAGAGAAGATTTTTGGGCACCACGACGACAAGCCAACGGTTGGGCATGACGCGCAGATTGCTAAAAAGGCTGCGGAAACAATTGGCCGGGCATCGGTGGAGCAGGTAGCCGCAGCCCCGACCGTGACGCCAACTGCGGGCCAGGCTCCAAAAGTTAGCCCAACCGTCGCCATGGCGCCCTCAGCTTCGGCTGGATCTCCGTCGCAACCTGTTGATGTGTCTGCCGTGATGGACGCCGCAGTTGCGAGGTCAGGTCAGGACCTCAATTGGAAGACGTCGATCGTCGATTTGATGAAAGCGCTCGACTTGGACAGCTCGATCACCGCGCGCAAAGAGCTTGCGGACGAACTGGGCTATACCGGAGACAAATCTGACTCCGCTTCGATGAATATCTGGCTGCACAAGCAAGTGCTGACGCAATTGGCCGCCAATGGCGGTAAAGTACCAGACACTCTTCTCGCTTAAATTTTGATATGTTCTCCACAAAGCCCCGGAATATGCCGGGGCTTTTTGCCGTCTAGTGCAGCGCGCCATTCACCAATTCCGCCGCCGAAATGGCGCGCAGCAAGTCCGGGATTACAAGCGGATCCAGCGGCCGGCACAGCATTACCTCGTCAGGGACCGCCGACCGCCCTGTTACCCCAGTGACCGGCACAATGGCAAAATCATCGTCATCCGCAATTCCGCTGTCGAAAGCTTCGAGGGCGTCGAACTCGTAGTGCGGATATTCGCGCTTTAAAGCGGCGATCAATGCTCTCTTTTCCTCATAGCTGGCTACCATAAGTCGCGTCGGGAATACGACGACGAAGCGTGTTACGTCTTGCATTCTGTTCCCTCTATGTTCTCTTTTCATTAACGACTCAGATCGACCCGAGAGTCGAGAGGGATTTAAGCCTCCATAATTAACGTAACTCATGCCTACTTATTTTGTTTGACAGTTACGTAGGCACGAGTTACCTTTGTCCATCAGATCAGCGAGGCGAGCGCCTCTATGGAGATGGAAAATGTTCGTAATCCGCTCGATGTCCACCACCGATTACCGAGTAGCCGGGTACGGCCAGGCTGAACAGAAGCCGGTTCCGTATCACATCTATCTTGCTAAGCCCGAGCGGCGCGGCGGCGCTTGGTGGACCACTAGCCTGAACGACATGGCCCGGTACGAGACCGAAGCCGATGCGCAGGCAGAGTACGACCGCCTGTTCGCTGGCGAAAAATACAGCAAGCCCCAGATCGCACCGCTTGACGCTGATGCTCTCGGCATCCCTGCCTATTGGGCAAAGGCCGCGTGATGAGCAACAGCGGCAAATTCCGCCTGCATGACGGTCGAACATGGTCTCCCACGCCCGCCGCTTACGCGTGGCTTCGGAAACTAAAAAATCACGGGCCTCAGAAAGCATGGCCACCCGGCATCGCAACGGGATCCAACACCATGGATGCCGGGTGGACTGAGTTTGTTCTGAGCATGCCTGATGGCCGCAATGTCCGCGCGGACGAAGCTACCCGCGAAGAGCTAAACGGCACTCCTCCGGATCGGTGGTGGACCCATTTAACCAAAGCCGGTCGAGACGCCCTCGCCGGCCTCCCCGCCTAACCCCTTCCCTCTCTGGGCGGCGGGTCAGGCCAATAACCAGCCCGCCGATTTCTTCAATGCATCCCCTGTTTACCGATCTCGTGCAGCGCGCCACCGACCTGGCTGCCGCCGTCCAATTTGACGACACCGGCGCCATCATCGGCGGACACATGCAGGGCGGCAACGGCGGGCTGCTGTCTCGAGAGACCATCCACAAGGCTGGCCTTCTCCAACTCACCCTCAACGATATCAAGGCGCTGCCTGCTAGCGGCGAGGAAGGCTAAACCATGCCGAGAACCTTCAGTAAGGGCGGCTACAAGGCAGCTTATGCGTGGGATCGTCCACGGATTAAGCGCGCTACGCCGGCTCCTGTTTCCAAGTCGCCTGAGCAACTGGCTGAGGAACGCGCCAAAAGCGATGCAGCCATAGCCGAGTTCATCGAGCAGGCCGGTTGGAATAAGCCGCGTGACGCCCTCGGCAAGATCATTGACCGCGAAGCCCGTGTTGCCGTCGAAGGCGATACCGATCTGAACCACGATAATGTGGAGGGTGCGGAATGAGCCAGCTCGTATCAGCCATTGCCCTCAGGCTCGGTATTCTCCAGCCAAATTTCGTCGCGTATCCCCACCAGGTCGCGCAGCGTTTTAATATCGATCGCGGCTTGCCGAAGGATCACTTGGATCTCGCTGCGGGTCATATCGTCCAGCTTTTCAGCTGCATCAAGCAGCCGGTCCACAATGTCTGGCATCGCTGTCTCCCTCGCTCATGGGGCAGCATAGCACTTCGCTGGGCCTGCAACATCACCCTCTCCCTCACTTGGTTCGCGGTGATGATAGCAGCTGCGACTTGGATGAGGTTCGATGTCATGCCCTGGGAGCTGCTGTAATGGTCAATATCAGGCCAAAACTTCGGTGGTTACAAGATTTAACTGGCAGCCTTAGCGGCATCAGCTTGATCTCGTATGGACAGCCAAGCAGAGAGCTGTACGCCGTTTATCGTTGCAGTGTGTGTGCCGGTACAATCTACAAAATCGATCAGATTTCTGCTGGTAGGGCTTACCACCTCTTCCATATTTCCGAGCCACAACTCTGTATCTCTGAAATCACATTTCACAAATTGGAGGCCATTACCGACAACTCCATAGAGCTTACAGTTAATCAACTGGCAGTTGTTGAAGAAGAACATGTTGAGGACAATTCTGGGAATAGAGAGATTTATAAAACTCTCATTTACCATCCCCCCATGAGACAGAAATGCATTCCCCATCAACAGTCGCCCCTCGTGCACAATTGTACTCGTTTTTGGCCAGACGCCGTTTGGAAACGCACGGGAAAGCTCAGTAAGGGCGCCCGCAGTGGTACGATCAGAGACGCGGTGAATAGCGTCAACGCTTGGCGCATCTCGCTTCCAACCCGAGATGGCCCGGCCGATGTCGGCGTCGGCTTCGTCAACACAAGCCACCATCAAGCGCAAGCTTGCCTCCCCATAATGAACGCGATCCTCGAGCACCAACGATCCAACGAGAGTGAGGCCGGTCAAGCGGGCACTGAGTTTATCAGCGGCAACCATCATAGCTGCCTCTCTAAAACGATCCGCAAGGTGGCTTCGGTTGGCGAGGCGGAAGTTGCTAAGTGCCATTCGTGTGCCCCAGGCCAGCAGGACTACCGTGGCGAGCGACAGGCCAAACGGGAGAAGCCCAATCTCGCCGAGCCAAGCCTTTTGCCATGTGGGCCATCGCTGCGAAATTGCGGCAAATACCCAGAGCCCGAACAGGAAACCCGAAAGCAGGCCTCCAAATACACCTCGGTTCAACTTCGCACTCCAATTAGCTCTGCTGGCGAGCACGACCGCCTATGCTGGCCTTCTCAAGGAGCAGATAAATCCGAGTGGCGCAATGAGTTGAGGATCTTCAATTGAGAAAGCTAGCGTACCAAGAGCTTCAGCTCCTTCAATACATCGAAGCTGCCGTCGGCTCTGTCTGCCCAGGTACTGACGCGAGCATTCCGAAGGCTGGGCATAAGTCGCTCCGGAAGATGGTCACGCGAGGCGATCTGACCGTTGAGGAAACCGACGACGGTCCTCGCTTCACTCTGACGGCTCAAGGCAGATCGGAGGCTGATCATGGCTGAGCGCATCCAGCTATCGCGTCGCAAGGGTTGGCGCATGCCGGCGAATACCGTCCGCGTTACTCGCCCGGGAAGGTGGGGCAATCCCTTTCGCGTGGGTGACTTCGGCATTCCCGATCAGGCTGCTGCTGTCGATCGCTATCGGGAATGGCTTGAAGGCCGGGTAACCGGACCACAGCGGCCCGCCTCATTCGAGGAGCTTCGCGGCAAGAACCTCGCCTGCTGGTGCCGGCTGGGAACGCCTTGCCATGCAGACGTGCTCTTGGAGCTAACCAATGGCCCGGCATGAGTTCGGCAAACCAATAAAGCGTCAGGCCCTCGCACGCTCCGGCGGGCTCTGTGAGGCCGTGGGCGAGGTCTATGGCCTTGAGCCCGGTCAGCGCTGCAATGCGCCTCTCAGCAGCGGAGTGGAGTTCGATCACTATCCTGCCCCCGCAACTGACAAGGGCAGCGACACCCTCGATAACTGTGTCGCATCCTGCCCGGTCTGCCATCGCTTCAAGACGTCCACCTATGACGTTCCTATGCAGGCGAAGAACAAGCGGGTCAGCGACAAACACCTGGGCATCCGGCCGTCATCGCAGATGCGCTCTGCTGGATTTCAGCCCCGGCAGAAACAGCGGTCAGCAACCCGGCCCATCATCCATTGGAGCGAGCGAACATGAGCGAGCGCGCATCCGACACCATAGATATCGACTTCGAGATCGAGGCCACCAAGAGCCGTCGGTTCTGCAGTGCCGGCTTGGCTGGCAGCGCAGCCGACCGTATGGCCGCAATAACTGGTCGCAGGTGGAAGCATGTGTTCTGCCCAACTCACCCTGGCGACGTGACTTTTAGAATTCAGGAGGTGCCAAATGCCAAGTTATAAGGCTGTGAGCATAGACAAGAGTTCACCTCTTCCGCCCGGTGTTCGGCCGCGCGGCTTTTGCCGCACTGCAGCAGCAGCCTATGTCGGTGTCGGCGCTAGTTTGTTTGACGAGATGGTTCTCGACGGTCGCATGCCAAAGCCAAAGCTCGTGAACACCCGTAACATCTGGGACGCGATCGCGCTCGATGAAGCGTTCGATGATCTTCCGACGAAGGGTGTCGATAATCCATGGGACGTTTCTTATGGCTAAGTTTCGGCTACGGGATGGTACTGGCGAAATTTCGCTGAAATATACAATCCGCGACACCGATCGGCACGGCAACGTACGCGTGTATTTCCGCAGGCCCGGCGGCCCTAAGATACGGCTGCTCGAAAAGCCGGGAACTGACGCGTTCTTACTGGAATATCGCAGCGCTGCCACAGGCGGAAAGCCTAAGCCCAAAGGCGTGACGTCAAAAGAACCAATAGCAGACACGCTGTCGTGGCTTTTTCTGCGATACCTTGAGTCTGCTGAGTTCAAGGGTCTGCATGCCAGCACAAGGCAGGTGCGCCGGCTGCTCCTGGAGCATATTGCAGCCGCCGATGGCAACAAGCCCTTCCGTCTGCTCGAGACTAAGCACGTCCGGCGCATGCGCGACCTCAAGGCCGCGCAGCCGGAGGCAGCCAATGCACGTGTCAGAGCACTTAGGGCGGTGTTCGGTTGGGCTACATTGCCAGGAGTTGAGCTAGCCACGACAAATCCCGCTAAAGACGTCCCATATATCGAACGGAAAGGCGAAGGCTTCCATTCCTGGACGGACCGCGAGATCGACCAGTTCGTCGCACGGCATCCGATTGGCACTTCAGCACGTCTCGCCATGTCGCTGCTTCTCTACACAGGGCAGCGCCGGAGCGACGTAGTTCTGTTTGGCCCGCGGCATGTCCATGACGGCTGGCTGCACTTTACCCAACAGAAGAATAAGGATCGCAAACCCATTTATCTGGAGATACCGATCCAGCCAGAGCTACAGGCGGTTTTAGACGCCTCGAAACTCGGGGCGCAAACATTCCTGGTCAATAAATTCGGAAAGTCATTTTCACCTGAGGGCTTCAGCAACTGGTTCCGAATGCATTGCGTCGAAGCAGGGCTGCAAGGTTGCACTGCGCATGGACTTCGAAAAGCAGCTGCTCGCCGAATGGCTGAAGATGACCGTAGTGGGCACCAAATTATGGCCATCACCGGCCATACAACCTTGAAGGAAGTTGACCGCTATACGCGCGCTGCAAACCAGCGCAAACTTGCGGGGCAAGCCTTCCCGTCGCGGCAAGCTCCAACACAAAAAGTCCCACAAATATCGGAAAATTCCGAAGGTGAGACAAAAGCAGCGGTTAAGCCATTGAAATGATTGTAGGGGTTAGGCTTGTGGTGCGCCTTTCCGGCGACCAGTCAAACCAAATCTTTACCGAACTCGCTCAGTGGGAGCAGATTTTAAAGGACACTTCGTTGGCCAAGCCAACGCCGCCCTCTTTGTGAGGTGCGGGACATGTCCAAGCTCACTCCTAAATTCAACACTGCCCGTAATCTGGTCGCAGAAGCCCTCGCAGCTCAAGCTGCGGCAATGCCAGCTGCCGTGCAGCCAGAGGCAGCCGAGAAGCCCAAACGTCCTGCGCCATTTTCCATACGCCTGAGCGATGCTGACCGCACCCGCTTAGCTATCGAGGCTGCGGGCGCTCCGCTCGGGGCATACATCAAAGCCAAACTTCTCGGCTCGGTGGTTGTAGAGCGCAAGCGCCGGAAGGGCCTATCCATACAGGACAGGGAGGCGCTTGCGCAGGCACTGGCGCTGCTGGGACGCTCCCACCTTTCCAGCAAT